ACCAATCATTTCATTATATAGCAATGCTATATCATTATAGATTTGTAAGCCAGTAGCAGAAGAAAAGGCGGCAGTAGCAGTATTAACCAAAGAAGAAATAACGTTCGTATAATTTGATAACCCATCAGTTACTTTGGTCCCGTCGGAAAGATAAATGCCTTCAAATCCAATTTGATCAATGATAGTCATATAAGAAATATTATGGCCCTCGATTAAAGCGCTATCAATATTTTCATTTAATAAAATTGATCTTTGAAGATCAGTATCGGAATAGCTTGATCCTGCTTCGTATTCAACAATCACTTGCTCTCTACCAGTTCTATTAACGCTAATAGTACCAGTAGTATTAGCAGTTTCATGCTTTTGAACGTGTCTTCCTTCAAAGCTTTGAGCACGTTGAATAATGGACTGCATCAATGCGCCACTATTATCAACAGGCATAAACTTCAAAAGAGGCATTTCAGGATATGCTTGATTTAAAATATCGGGCAATATCTCTCTTAATTGTTGCTCAAGATACATACCGCCAGTTGCAATGGTAGTAACGTCATTAATGCCTTTTTTAGTGTTCATTTCACCGTAAGCGGATTTAAAACTCTCAGTTAGAATTTTAAGCGAACTGCCGTCGTAAATTTTACCGTTTTTTATAGTCATATTATTGGATATATTGTTTGATTGTTAATTCAACAAGTCCGCCAGTAGAAGGGGTGGCAACAGTTGCTATGGAAGAAATATCTACGTCAGAAGCGCCAGGTGAGCCAGGTAATGGCCTAACAGTATTAAAGTCTGCTCCGGCAGCTAGATTTAAGCTGACAGTATCGCCTACTTGTAAGCTTGCACCGGCTGTTACTGGGACAAAAATTCTACCAAGGACTAAAACAGGAACTACTGAATAAAGACCACCTTTTTTAAGGCCTTCATCTTCCATAACACCATTGTTTCCATAGGCTACTATTCCAGCTAACAAGGCCGCAGTAGTAGTGCCGCTAATAGGCAATTTAATTCCATTGTTTGTATCTCTAGCAACGAATCTACCATACCCAATACTTGTGTCGGTGGTAAAATTAGCGCCAAAAGGTTTGCTATCGATATTGCTAGGAACGATTGGATTTACCGCACCTGCTCTAGCAACATCACTATAATCAACTCCTGATTGAAGGGGATTGTTAGGTAACATGTTTTACTTCTCCAAAAAATTAATATTATTGATTTGGGCGGCAGCATCGCTGATACCTTCATCTTTTACAGATTTATTGCCAGCCCAACCAGGATGGGAATAATTTTCTAAAGCAACGCTATAATGAGCGTCTAAAATGACGTGGTCTTTTACATCAATTTTTTTGTTTAGTAGTTTTTCAACTACGATTTGCTTAATCTCAGAAGGTGCTTTGCCTTTGCAATCAGTAACCTTTACAATACCTTTTTCAACCGCTTCAAAAACAGATGAATAGTCATTAATCAAAGCCGTCTTGGCATCGGAAACTAAGATAGCAATAGCGGCATCTTGAGCTTCTTTGCCCTCCTTTTTTTCTTCTTTCTCTTTTTTCTTGTCTTCTTCAGCTTCTTCTTTGGCTTTTTCTTGTTCGGAATGTTCAGCCATTGCGTCTTTTACTGTTTTCTTAAGCTCAGAAGTAATTTCTTCGCTCAACTTTTCTTTTGTCATTAGTTGTTTTAAGTTAAAGTTATTATCAATAATCGAGCAAAGAGATCCCCCGCGCCCGTCAGGTAAAATGGCAATGTGGTTAAAGTCAATAAACTCTTGCACATAGTCATAATCTTTGTTTTCCACCTTTTTAAAGATGCCTTCCCAACCACAGGAAAGTTGTTTAATTCCGTTTTTGTAAAGCTCGGTTGCCTCATCATTCATTGAAACCTTGCATTTAAGCACCACATGATCTTTTACTTCTCCCAAATGGGGATCAGTTGAAACTCCTTGCTTATAAGAATTTTCATCATTTAGATCTAAGAATTTTAGTGGATGATTAACTGTAAAAGGAAGGCGCTGAAGCTCCTTAAAACGCATTTCTGCTTTTTGAACTTCTTTTTTATCTCTATAAACTTTTACAATGCTATTTGGATCGAGATCATTGGCTCCTACTTCAGATGCTAGATAGTGATAAATACCGTCGCGCATAATAGTAGCGGTCTTCGACATTGCGTCGAAAATTATTTCATCTTTTATTTGCATGAGTTTTTAAATGTCGATATAGAATGTGCAGCGACAATTAATGGCATCGCCAGGCTGCTCTTTACCACCTTTGCCATCATCTAATCCAACACCTATTTTGAATTTTTTGTTGTTATGCGCCTTATGTTCAGGCCTTTCGCGACCATCAATCGAAGTAATCCAGGTTCCATAATCAAAGCCAAGTTCTATGGCCTGTTTTATATTTAACTGGCAATTAGTATTTTTAGTTTCGTTTCTTGCGATTAATTTTGCTCGGCGCGAAGAAATACCAAAGCTTTGTTGAATATCCTTTGCTAATTGCTTGGCAGGCCTGCCTTGTTCATAAGCATTAGATAAATCGATAGAGAGCCTTTCAATATATTCGTCTCTTAGATTTGCGATCAACTTTGTATTAGTACGAATACGACTTTTAACATAGTCAGCCTCTCCCTTGAAAGAAGATTTGCCTTTAATATCAATTCCAAAATTTTTTAATTTTGCTTTCCAGAGTGATTTATTTCTCTTTACAGCTTTTATAGTAACTTTGGTAGCAATCTTAGATATTTTATCCTCATTTGCTTGCCGATTGATTTCTTTTATAAAATCAGAAAAAACAGAAGTAATTTTATATAAAGCGGAAGCATCAACTATTTCTTCTTGAATACTTTTTTGTTCAACTACTGGCATGACCATGCTATTGAGCTTCTTGTCAATAGTTACAACAATTGGATAAATTTCTCTAAAATATTCAATTTGCGCTGTTTTTGTTGTCTTTGGCGGTATTAGCCGGCTCATCTATTGCGTCAAATTCAGTTGTTTCGAGAATAATTTTATCATGTTCCTTTTGCGTAAGGATGCTATTTTCATAAAGATATCTACGCACTACATCTTCAGGAAGTCCAAGCCCATTAAGCATTGAGCTAGCATTATTCAGAATCTTTTCATCATATTCTGGCCGCTCTGAAGCATGAATTATAGTCGGCGATTTAAATGAAACCTTCAACTTTTCAGAATTAACTCCCACGGAAGCCGCCATCGCTTTAAATAGCCGTTCTATAGGAAGCAACATCTTTTCTTGATATTGTTCAACATATATTCCCATATTGTTTTCATCACTTTTGCCTGTAGAGTTCTGGCCATCAGGAGATTTGCCAAGCAGAATCGTCGCCGGAATACCAGTTGCTGCACTTAATCTTTCAGCAGATCTTTTGTCTATTTCCGGCAATCCAGTCAAAGATTGGCTTATAACTTGCATCTCATCTTCACTGTCCATCACAGCACTTCCAAATACCCCAACAGAAGAATCTAGGAGAGCCATTCTTTCCAGAACAACTTCACTCTTGCCAGCAAGCATTAATTGATTTAAATCCTTCAATCTATAATGACGAATTGATGATCGGTAGGTAATATTTGCCACCGAAGTCATTATCACTTGATCATTGACAATTGCTGACCAAATTGACTGATAAATGCTCATCCCATAATACTTGTAGTTTGGGGCAAGCCTTTCAAGTATTGGCGCTCCAACAAATGTGGCGCAGAATGATTCATCTGCCACAACTCCGAGAGTTGTAAAGCTTATAGTTCCTGGCTTGTATGTATTGCCAGGCAATGGTGAAATAGAATAAAAAGGATATTCAGCGGAAATTATTTCCAAATCTTTGTACTCTCTAGCTTTACCAAGTGGATCTTGAGTTCTATCTTTTAACAATAAAATTGAACTTCCGTAAACATCTGCGGAAATCTGAGCTTTTATGATTAAATTTTTTATTTTTAGTTTTTCATAAAGCTCCCATACTTTTTTTTCATCTTCTTCGCTCTCCATTTCTAGAGTGAGACCATTCTTAATTGCCATATAAACAGGCAATTGAACTATTCTTTTTCCAATCCAAGAATCCATAAAAACATTTTCACAGATTTCTTGGCTTATCCTATAGTTTCTTGTGAAAGTTGAATTGCTCAGAACGTCTTTTGCACCTTGAAGAGATCCCGTTCTTCCAAACAACATTTTGAAACCAGAAGTTCCAGCAATTTGATCAATGATGTTGTCTTTTACTGAAAGAGCTTTTTCTTTTGTTTTTTTAAAAAAATTTATCATTAACCCATTAACATTTCCCATTTAGCGACTGCGTCGTTTTCAAATAAACCTATTTTAACACCGTCAATAACCGTATCCGTGAAGTCATCGTGATTAACACTTGGGAATGATAAAATCTCTTCTTTTAAGTCTTGATAATTTGCTATTTCACTACAAAAAGTTAGATTTGAAGTAATGTTGTCAAGGCACGGAATGATATTGTTTGCTCTCATTACTTTATCAGAATCACGAGGAAGTGTTTCTTTTAATCTTTCTTCGCTTGGTACGGGCCATCCTTTATTGCGATATAACTGATTGAGATAAATACCATGTGATTTATCTTCGATCCAAATATAGCGGAAACCGTATGTGATTTTTGAAGCGATCCATTGCTCAATCCACTTTTCTATATCGACAGAATTTATTCTTTTTCGCATTACATCTATCAAATAGAGATGATTACGCATCCTATCACCGATTTTTTCTCTAATTACGCCCCAATAAGAAAAAACATTATAATCATTTGATTGCTTCTCTTTGTAAGCTAAATCTGCTGTAATAAATCGCCAGTCATATTTTTGAGGCATTTGAGCAGATGTGAGTTCTCTAATTGCTTCTAGCTTAAATAAATTTCCTCCTTCTAATATCGGAGCTTGCTGATATTGCGCAGAAAACATAAATTCATTTTTTTGAATTTCTGCTATTCTTTCGGCTGAATATTGACTAGGGAGCTGACATACCCCATCAATTAATAAGGGTCGCCTTAAAGTCTTAAAATTATAAATCTTCTCCAAAAAACCACTTAGATCCTCTAGGTGAAGACGCTGCTGAATATTAACTATCGGCACAAGACTATCATTTAGGCGCGATAGCAATGTTTCTTCAAAATATGATTTAACTTTTGCTCTCATCGTCTGAGAGCGGATATCCGCTGGCTTATTAGCATCGTCAGAAAATAAAGCGCCAGAAAATTTAATTGCTCCTCGAATACCAGCGCCAAACCCGGTAATAGCCGAACCGATTGAAGCAAACAAAATTATACCACCTTCTCTAGTGGCAATTTTACGTGACGAATAAGTAGCTTTTCCCTGAGCTTCTCTTAGATAATCTTTCCAGAATTCATCAATCGGCTTTGTTTCTATATCTTCCTCAATAATACTATTATCGTACATCGCATGATATATGGGATGCTGCAATATTCCCGATAATTCACGAGAAATTTCGTTTAAAAGACTTTGAGAAAATGAGGTATAAATAAAATTGCATCTTGCATTGGCAGCAAGAGCATAAGCTATAAAATATTTAGCCAAAGTAGTTTTGCCGCTTCTAGGAGGAACATTTATATTTTGTCTGGTTTCCTTATGATCATAGATGTCTTGAAAGACTTGAAATAAGCCATCGTGTAATTGTTCTTCAATGAATTTCCGACCCTCGATTTGCCGGAACATATAAAGCGTCCAAACACGAAAACCTTTTTTATGAAGAAGTTGACCGAAATAAGCGGGGTTTTTAATTTCCATTCATTCTAAAGGCGCTCATTCCAAAAACTTTTCTTAAAAACTTCTCAGCCAAATAATCAGCACCAACTCCACTAAATTTGATTTCGGTTTGTAAATTACCATGTTGATAGTCTTGCTCAATGAACAAATTAACAGATTCCTCAGTTGTAGTGGCTTTAATTAACAGGCCATCCTTATTAATTACCATTTTCATTTATTGCCTCTGAAATATGTTTTTCATATTCGGCTTTTTCTTCAGCATCAATATAAATTGTTTTAACAATCATTGATCCCTTGGTGTCTACTTCGGTTTTATTTTTCCATCCAAAATTATTCTGAAGCACAAAATCAGCTTTATTTCCAGACTTTCCTTCGAAACAAGAATTAACTGCATATTCTTCACATCTTTGCTTCGCGCGCGTAATCGGGTCGGAAAACCCTAACTTTTTTTGATACTCGCAAAGCGTATCTCTACAAATTCCCAGATGAACACAAAGCCCCGTAACATGTACTGGAGCAGGATCATTTATTTTTACAATTAAACCAGTGGGCGTTACATGCTCACGAACTCTACTAGAAGCTTTAATAAAATATTCTTCTATCTTATCAATCATTTGTTTAGGAGTTTTATAAGAAGCTGGTCTGCCCAAACTCCCTGACTTGACATGAAGAGTGAGTTGATTCTTTTTCTTAGCTTTAGACTTTGGTTTTGTTTTTTTTTGAAGCTTTTCTTTAGGAACTTTTGACATCTTATTAATAAATTTCAGATTTCGGGAGCATAAAAATTAAATCCAATTAATCACATACTCTTGACGGACTTGCACATTTTAATTTATTGTTTGCTCACCGCTCGAACATCTACGTATGCCAAAATATTTAATATCTTTTATTAGCAGGATTATTGCAAATTATAACCTTACCATCTTTATCTTTTTTAAATCGAATTGTATAATTATACCAATTGCCTTCTTTAAGATTAGAAGAAACGGTCTTTGCTAATTCATGTTCTAAATTTCTAATCTTTTCTTCTCTCCAATCATAATCAGATTGAGAGTACAGGATAATTTCAGACATAAAAAAACCCGCTTGATAACGGGTCATTGGCAAACTTAGTTACTAAAATCGATTCTGAGAAATATTTATATAAAAGTGGGATTTCAATGTCAACAATTAATTTTTATAATATTTTAAAATTACATAACTTATCTCCTTAGCTAATAATACAATATCTTCATGATTAATTCCTGTTTCTCTCTCTGTCCTTCTTTCACTAATTCTTTTTTCAAAAATATATTCAAGCACTCTTTCATGCCTTGTTTTGATTTGCTTTCCTCGCATTATTGAGGCAGCTTTTAAAGCCTTTCTAACCTTCTCATCTGTTAATTCCAAAACTTGATCTTTAATATGTTGCACTCTTTTTGAGGATTGAATCCTTATATCCTCAAAGCAATATTTACTGGTACCGGCAGGAATATCGCTTATTGCTGCCTGAAAATGGTTAGTTTGTAAGGAAATCTCAAAATCCTCTGAATAAACATTAGCGAAATCTAATTCTTCTTTCGAAATAAATCTTTTTTCATAAAGCTTAATTAGCGGATCTATGATATTTGCTTTTATTTTTATTTTTTTCTTTCCCTCTCCCCTATAGACATAACTAACTTCGCGACCTTCTTTTTCAAATTGATCAAAAAGCTTTTCGTTAATTAAGGGTCGGGCCATTTATTAAAATTTTTGTTGGAGAGACAGGGTTTGGAAAAATAACAATAGAAAAAGAGAGCAAAAAGTCAAAGAAAAAGTCTAATCAAAAACTAATAAATTTATATAGCCTTTCGTACCCCAACTCTCGAACTTTCCGCAACAACGAATAACGTAACTCTCAAATTATTTCTATAATCAAATCTCATCAATCAAATCAAAACCAATATTTGCTTGGGCACGCAACTCTTTCCTAACTTTCTCAAAATCCGTTCTTTGCCAGTTACCACTTTTAAAGTAATAAGTTACTCCCGAAGGAGCTATATCTAATATACGACTAATTTTAGTATTTCCGACTTTTCTAATATTCAAAAACTGTTTAAACAACTCTAATTCTTCTGCCGATAAATATCTGCTCATTATTTGAATATAAATACGGTTTATTTTTAAATAAATTTAGAATAAATCGTATTTTTTTTTAATAAAATGTCAATAATAAATAATTCTGTCTCATTTTTAGATGGCACAAAGCCTTTATATTAAAGAATAATGCTAATTTTCTTTAATATTTTTAAAGAAAAATGACTTTTACTTAAAAAGTATTTGACATTTCAAAATAAATCAGCAATAATCTCAAAATCTTCAACTGAAGATCAAATATTATAGAAAGAGAAAATCATTCGGAAGTTTTGGGTGATATGGCTAGATAATGGCCAATTAAGTTTACTCTCCCTGCCACACACAGGGAATTATTTTTACCTTTTGCTAGAGGTGGTTGATCCTGATCGAACGGCCACCTCTAGCGCCAGTATTTCGCTGACACACTTAGTTCAAAGAGCGGTGCCCTTTTTACTGCGTGTTTTTTTATATTAACATTTACCAAAACGAAAAACAATGGCAAAATATGAAGTGGAGCTTATTTATGCAAGATCGTTTCGACAACCGCCTTTTTATTCACAAAAAGATGCAACCGATTATGCCAAAAATATAATTGAATTTGGAAATCCATTAATTAAACAAATCAATGTGATAAAAATCGGAAAAAAAGAAACTATTTTATCAAAATTTTTTAGGAAAAAGGAGGATAAAATGGATGAGCAAGAAGACTATATACTGTCTGCACAGGCTATTATAGATGGAGAGTAACTAAAGCGGCTAACTATAGATACCCCCTAACAAAATCAATTTTCTACGACGAATATTAACTTCAAATCAAAAACTATATGAAAAAAACAAAAAATCAATATATACCATCAAAAATTCTTTATGAAGACACGATCGGAGACTTTTATTTCGATGATGTAAAGTCTGAAAATAAAAGGAATTTTGCTCGTAACCTTACTTGCATATCAGTGGTATTCATTGCTCTAAGCGCCGTCAAATTTTTTATTTCTTAAACTAGTTTCAAACCGATAGTTATTAACCGGCTATTTTTAACTTAAAATGAAAGAAATTATGAAAAAAATTAATAGACAAAAAAATTTGCTATCTTTTCGCAAAAAAAAGGTAAAACAAATATTGAAAATTATTGATGAGACAACAAATCGTAGTCAATTGATCTTTGAGTTTTGTCTACATTTTGCAGATTTATCTGAAGAATCGGATGAGTTAAAGCAGAAAAAAATAATTTTACTTATTACAGCTTTCAGAAAATTGGATATTTAAATGGATCGCCCGTCTCAACAGCATATTCACCATATTTGCTAACAGAAAACACAAAATGGCTAAAAAAATATTATTACATACTGCGCTTTGGCATAAACCAAAAATTAATAAAATTAAATCATGGCGTGCAAAATTGGTAATGATATATCTTCTTTCTAATCCCAAAGTTTCTCGCACTGGAATTTATATAATATTTTCCGAAGAAATAGCATCCGGTATAGGCAGAGATGTTATAGATGCAGAGCAAGCACGTGAAGCAATCAAAGAATTAGAATTAACTGGGCTAATCAAATATGAGCACGTAGCGGATATTGTTTATATAATTAACATTAACCAATATGGATCAGTAGATTCAGGCAGGCCAGATATAGTGGCCAAGGAAATACTAGATGACTTTAATGATCTTGATAGAGAAAATAAAATGGTAATGCAATTTTGGCTTGATTATGTACAAATCAATCAAGAGGAATTGAAAGCGCTTAATGATAACGCGACCAAATGCAAATACAATAAAACAAGCATCACATTGCAGCCAATTCTAGATTTATTTTTACCTAAAAAAAATTAATTTTTTTATTTTTTTTTAAAAAAAGATAGCTATCTGAGATAGCTATAACAAAAACAATAAAAAAAACAATAACGATAACGATAACAAGAAAAGTAAAAATAACATTATCAAAAACAAAATCAAAAGTTGTTTACTTTTTATTAAATTAAAATTTTGAATTCTTTTTGGTTAATAAAAAAGTAAGTTATCAACAGGAAAAATGTTAATAACTTTTTAAAAGATAGTAAAAAAGCCTAAGAAAGATTCTGTTAAATTTTTTTTATGTATATCGGCCTCAAATTTTTCATTTTCATTACTGTAATGCGAAATTTTGAGAGTTTTTATTAATTTTAAATGAGGAGTTATGAGAGAAATAAAATTTAGAGCATGGGATAAAAAAATAAAATAATGATTTATCCTACATCAGATATGCTTGCCTTACAAGCCAATGGGACATTAATGGTTAGAATTGGTGGTTGGGCTCGATTGTTTCAATTCTTTAGTTTATACGAAGAAATCCCTTCCGATATAGATAAAAATTGAGACAGATTCAAATTACCACTAGCTGAAAAGCCAATGGGAAACACGGATTATGTTATAATAGACACGGAAAATGTTATAGAAAATAAAAGTCACACGGAAAATGTTATAGAAGACACGGATTATGCTATAGAAGACACGGATTATGCTATAGAAGACACGGAAAATGTTATATATATGTGGCTGGAAGCCAATTAAATAAAGGTTTTACCTGATACACAAATGTCTTAAATCTTTTAAAAAGAATTAAATTATATTTATTTGAAAATTAACTATCACAAATTCCGTGTCTAGGTTAATATAACAAATAAATATAATTGTTATATTAATTAATTGTTATAATTTTATTTTGTTATAAATCTGATAGAACTGAGAATGGAAGTAAAACTATTTGATAAAGAAAAAGATACAAATCTTCGCCAATCTAATTTTTTGATTGAAGCAAGATATAAACTAACCTTGCATGAGTTTAGAATTATAACTGTGATAATGTCGATGGTTTCGCAAAATGACCAAGATTTTAAAGAGTATAGAATCGATTTGGGTGATGTAAAAAAACTTATTCAAGATATAAATAAACTAAAAACCAAGAATGAATCAATAATAATCGAATTAAAAAAAGCTACGAAAGGCCTTTTGAGTAAGCCGTTAATTATTATTACTGGAAATGAAGCTATACAGATGAATTGGATTTCGTCTGCAAAATACGAAAAAGGAAAAAGCTACGTATCCATTAAGCTTGATCCAGAGTTGAAGCCTTATTTATTAAAGATTAGGAGTAATTATACTGATTTTGAATTACAGGAACTGTTATCTCTAAAAAGCTTTTATTCAGCAAAAATTTATGAGCTTATGAAGCAATTTTTTCCAAATATTCCAAAGAGAAAATTTAAAATTGAAGAATTGCAACAAATATTAGGTTGCAATTATCCAAAATATGGAAATTTCAAAGAGCGCGTTCTTAAATCAGCAATAATGGAAATTAATAATAAAACTGCTTTAACTATTGATTTTGAAGAAAAGAAAGAAGGAAAAAAAATAACTGATATTGTATTTAATATCCGAGGAAAGAATGATTTTAGGCAACTCCCAGCAGAAAATGATAACCAAGAAAAAAAGGATAAAAAAGCTAGAAAAGATGAAGGGAATGAAAAGAAAGAAGATAAAGAAAAACAGGATAATAAACTAGAAACTCTTGATGAAGCAAGAAAATATTTTTCCGATAAAGGATTTAAAAGCAATCCAGAAAAGTTTTTTAACTTTTATGAAGCAAAAGAATGGAAAGGTATTAAAAAAAGATCAGCTACTGCTGATAATTGGGAATTAAATTTTAAGGAAAGGAACCCCGATTTATACAAAATAACACTGAATAGCGCAAATAGTGATAGTACAGTTGCTCTAAATGAGCCAATTTCAATAAATAACAATGATCCACTATGGTTAAAGCTATCAAATCTTTTAAATAACGATTTTGACAAAGAAGTTTTTGATAAATGGTTATCAAAACTTAATTTTGTTCATGAGAAAGATGGGATTATTACTTTAGCTACTGAAACTAAATTTTTGCGAGATTGGATTAAAAGAGAATATTCAAATTCGATATTGTCCTCTTTTCAAAAATTACAAGAAAATTTAAAAGCTGTTAAAATAGTTAATATCGAACTCCAAATAAATTAAATTCTTATTAG